TTACAGTTGTTGAGCCGGTTTTAGTCCAATAGTTATCATCAAACTCTTGACTATAACTAAGAAGATTAGTTTTAGCTTCCTCAACCAACAAACCTAAAGCATTGCCCTGAGAATCATACTCAAGGCGTGGTTCGTCAACAGCGGCTGTTTTTAGTAACCCATCAGAGCCTAGATAAGTACCTGTAGTGCTTCGGGTAAACGTAATTAAATCATTGAATGTACTCACAGAATACCTCCGTTACTGTCTCTAGCAGTGTAAGTGTTACCGGCAAAATCTAAGCTAAGTGTAGCTATGCCGTCTACCTGAGCAAGTAAGCCAATCTTCTTGGCTACATAGGACTCAGTGGAAGCAATCTCTTTGTCAGTGGATTCAGCCGCTCTTAGGATGCAAGAATATAGGTTGCCTGCTAAGTAATTGTCTAGTACGTTAAACTTTGCAAACAAGGCTATCTGACCACCTATAGCCAGTTGGTCGTAGGTCGTATCAGAGTATTCTTGAGTGCCGTCTACTCTTATCTTAGCGTTATTTTCTACTAAGTCATAAGTTAATACTTTAAGAGCATTAGAATCAGCAGCAAATTCTGACCACTCTCCGTCGAAATAACCAATGTTTCCCGCTGTGTTTGCACTAGCTGCAAGTACAGCTCTGGTTGCTTGTATGTCTAAAAGAAATTTCTTATTGGCGGCTTCAGCATTAGTAGCACTATAACCAAACCAAGCAGTAAGAGGAGTAGAGGTAGACGTTAATCCCTTGATAAACATACCATCGCTTACACCGTCAAACTCTAAATAGCGCAACCCACCAGACTCGCGCAGTGTAGGACGGTTTACGGATGTGTCTACATAAGCGTGGTTGCCCTGTATTACCTTGAGTGATACGTTATCAATAGTCCCTGTAAAACCATTTTGGCCTCTTATAGCAAAAGTAGTGTTGGTAGAATTACCTCTCAGTCTAGCTGTGTAAGTGCCTGCTGAATTATATGATTCAGAACTAACAGGAGTGCTACCCCCTAATCGTACAAGAACAGTCCCTGAACTTCTAGTTTTTACAGTAAAAGTTACTTCATATACAATGTTAGCCGTAAGTCCAAGATTACCTTGAGTTAGGTTTGCCCCTGTTACGTTATCAGCAACAGCTACACCACCTGCAATAGACCAACCTGTTCCTGTGTTCCAATTGGAGTCAGTAGCAAAGTCACCGTTAGTAATTAGTTCAGAACCTAGCTTTAAGCCTTGTGACTTATCAAGCATGGTTCCAACAGACTGACCAATAACAGCAGGTACTGCCGATGTATCGTTTTGGAACATTGTAGTTAAATCAGAAGGGTCATACCACACACCCTGCTCTCCATTAGAGAACAGGTTTGCAATGGCATCACCGAGGACGGAGCGTGAGGCTCCTAGTCTGTTTACACCTAATCCAAACATGGCTTACACCATTGAGGTGATGTAGGCGGAACCTGAAGAGCCTGAGGTAATAACAGAAACAGTATCCCCTGTAAAGACATGAATGTATTCAATGGCATTTGCAGGAAGATATGAGGAAGAAGTAGTGGCTGTGCCTGTGACGCTATAGAAGCAGTCTGTGTCGCTTACGATGCGAGCTACACGAATACCGGCAGCGGTTGCAGTAGCGGAGGCAGCGGAGCCTGAGAGAGATACTACGGAAACTGTAGTAGGACGGAGAACTTGAATTGGTTTTGCGTTTGCATCAATTGTTAAAGTAGACATAATAATTTTCCTATGTGAAGATAGAAAGGCGCTATGGCCCGAAAGTAAAAGAGAGAGGCACCCTTATGGATGCCCCTCGTCTAGTTTGTTACTTAGCCTGCTACGTTAAGTACGAAGCCTGCGTCTGGACGGAAAGTCTTAACACCGTACAGAGTGTCAGCAGTGTACAGGTTCGCAAGGAACTCCTGCTTGTACTGAGTCTGTGAACGAATGCCCTGCTGTTCCGCAAGGATGTAAGTGTCCTTGTGAATCAACTGAGCAGCACGAACGCCTGCCTCTGGAGTAGCTACGTTAGTAGATACCATAACGTCGATACCGTACAGGTTACCGATAAGGCCGTTTTGAACAGTTTGTCCACCAGTGAAGTCACTAGAAACATAACGCTCAAGTCCCATGATAGAGTTACGTACTGAAGGTGGAATTACGAAACAACGGTCGTCCATAGGAACGTCTGCGTCATCCATCTTCTGAATCAAAGCACGGAAGGCTTCATCAGTAAACGCTGTGTCAACACCGCCTGCTGCGTATGCTTCCAAGCCACCGCCTGTTGCTACTTGGAAAGAAGCATTGTTGACCCAAGAAGAGCCATTGCCATTACCAAGTGACTTACCCAAGTCCATGATGTCAGTGTCAATCTGACGAGCTAGGGCGTAACCTGCGTCATCGGTGTAGAACTTACGTAGAGAAGACAAAGCCTGAGTCTCAGTAATATCTTCAATCATACGAGAGTACTCGTAGTGCTTGTCGATGGCTACTGCTACGTTACCTTCTACGTTGTTCTGGATGGTAACAGCAATGTTTTCTGCTTTCTCTGCGGCAACGCCACGGATAGGAGCAGGGATGTTTACTGTGTCGCCTTTCTTGCCAGTCATAGAGAGTTTCTTGACTTTAGGGGCGATAACTAGGCTCTTCTCATATGCAGCGCGAATCTCGTCACTCCATAGTTTAGGGATGAACGAAGCTGCTGAGGTGTTGTCTACGATTGCGTTTGCTTGTGGATATGCGCCTGCTGGCATAATAGTATTCCTTATAAAAAAAGTTTAGGTTTTTACCTAACCCTATTCTCGGCATACGCTTGTGTGATTTCATCAGACAAAGCCATATACCTGTCAGGGTCGGTTTTCATTAGCTTAATAATGTCTGAGCGTCGATATACTTTCTTTGCTCGCTGTTCGCCAGTTCCTCTAGCGGTGCCTGTTGAGGCGGATTTAACAGCGGCTTTACGTGTGTCCTTCTCAGTAGAAGCAGCTTGAGCTACTACACCTTGACGTTCTTTCCAGTTGGTAAAGAGTTCGTCTGCGGCATCGTAGTCGTACTGTCTGTCTGCCTGAGCAAAGAGCTGTGTGCGAATCTTAGAGGATTTAATCCAATCAACAAACTTACCGTCCTGTACAATTTCATTCATGTCGGGATGACGTGACTGTAACTTACTTTGTGCGGCCTGCCGTTGGTTGTTTAGATTAGATGCCTCTGCCTTCTTAATTGAAGGGTGATTAGCGATAGCTCTTTCGACTGCCTTGTCGGGGTCGGAAAAGAAATCAATATCTTCGTCGTCAGTCTCTTGTGGTTGTGGTGTGGTCGAATCGAGTTGTGTCTGTATATAACTATCGACTACGGAACGTAACTCCCCTACTTCTCCGCTTTGCTTTCCTAGGAGCTTCTCAGCCTCTTGGTGCATCCTTACAATCTCTGCGGTTGACTTTCCTTTGTACTTCTCTGGGACATCATCTTCAGCGGGAGGTGTTGGCTCTACGGGAGCTTCCTCTGGTTGAAGGTCATTGATGTTGTCAAGTTCTTTGTCGTCGTCTAGACGCTCATCTTCTATAATGTTTGCTGCCATTATTAAACTCCGTACCTTTTAGTATTATGGAGGTTTATATTATGCGAGGGTTCATACACCATTATGAATTTGCCTTGCGTTCTTGTTGCAGTTTCTGCTCTCGTTTCTTACACCAAGCATCGGTATTGACACCGTTGTGTTTCTCAGTCCAAGTCCCGAAAGAGTTTAGCTGCTTTACTGCCGATAGTCCACATTCGTTGCAGACTACCTCTCTAGTGTCGCTACTGACGAATCGTTCCTCAGTATGTCCTGCTTCACATTTAAAGTCGAACAAAGGCACTACTCTGTGCCTAAGTCGTCGTATGCGTTACGGACTTGCTCTTCTAGGTTTAGCAACGTAGCAATGACATAGAGTTGTCCCTTCCTAAAGAAGAGGTCTTGTTCATTCTTCGATGCTTCAACTGAATCAATACCTTTAGCATTTGTTTCTAAGTCCTCAGTCAGTGTTTTCCAACCTGCTGTACGGAACATAGAAAGCATTTCTTCGTAGTATTGTTCTAATTCTTTGTTTGTTTCTTCAATCATTTAACTGTTTCTCCTTCTAAAGGACAGTTTGTTATAAGTAGGAGTATATCTATAAGTATACTCAAGTAGTAAATAAGTAAACATTAAAGTATACTATAGTATTATTATAACATACTTTTAATCAAAAGTCAAGCTTTATTTTACTTATTTGTAGCTACCTACTGTCATCTTGTTCTTTTTGTTCTTAGCTGCACGTCCGCCACGCTTAGGTTTAGCAGGTGCTTTTGATTTAGTTTTACATCCGCCTTTCTTCATCATAACTACTTCCTCTTAGACTTAGCGCCAGAGCATTTCCAACGCTTACGTGATAAGTTGTTAGGTGTGTTAGGGTCATTCTGTTTCTTCTTAGGTAAGCCTTTCTTAATGCCTAGACTTCTAGCACAGTAGCTGTCGCCTTTGGAAGTCCCCGCTCTTACACGGGAACCTCCGTCCTTAGCTTTGCCTGCCTGTCCGTAGGAGACTTTCTTACCTGAGGAAGTGACTTTAACCTTTGCTTTTCCCTTTCTTGGTGTCGCCATCCTTTACTTCCCCCTTTTTCTCTAGTTTCTCTACCCTCTCAGACAGTGCCGCAAAGGAAGCGTTAAGTTCTTTTAGTACGTTGTTAAATTGAAATTGTGAAATCATTGTGGCAATTGTCCTTGTGGAGGTTGCATCATTGGTGGTTGAGCTTGTGGTTTTGGTTGTGTGTTACTTTCCTTAACAGCTACTTCACGTTCCTTTAATAGCTGCTCAGAGATTTTAAGGCGCTTTTGGAACTCTTTGTCGTCTGCGTCTCCTGCACTCAGGTTAGTAGTGATTGCCTTAATACGGTCAATCTCAACCTCCTGTGGTACAGCTTGTGCTTCAGCCATGGCCTTCATAGCGCGAGCCTCAGACTCTTTAGCCTGTCCGTTGAGAGCATTAGTCTGTGACGCTTGGAACTTAACTTGCTGTGCTTGAGCCTGTTGCTGTGCCTCCTGCTGTTCTGGATTAGGCTGATTAGCTTGGTCGAGCTTGGCAATAAGTTCTTCACGGTTAGCTAGGCTCATGTTGTCCACAATGGACTTAATAAGCTCAGGGTACATCGGTGTCTCCGGTGACATCGTTTGTAGGAGCTGTACAAGCTGTGTAACTTCGTACTCACGGGCAATAACTCCTAGAGAGCTAGATACTTCAAACTTGTAGTCAGCTACTGGGAACTTCTCAGGCTCAAACTGCATATAGCGGTGAGCTGCCTTAGTAACAAACGGTATGACAAAGGACTCTTGGAAGTTAATCAAAGTACGCTTGTGACGCTTAATGATAGCTCCTAAACCCATGGAGATGCCTGCTGCTGTACTTTCTCCGTTTACTGAGCCTGCGATACCCGCTGAGTCTATAGCGCCTGTAGCAGTCTGTACCATGCGTTGTAGCTCTGCTGCCTGAGTAAAGGTAATCTGACTTACCTGTCCAAAGTTAAATGGCTGTAGGACTTCAGCAGGGTTACCGTTAGTTAGGATAACCTTACCTGCACGTACTTCTGGCTTAGAGCCTCGTGGCATACGAGAAGCGTCCATTGCAAGCATAGGGTGTACTGTTAGTGCTAGAGCGTCGATACGAGCGCGTAGTTCTGCGTCTAACGCCTTCTGAGAGTTATACCCTTTCTCACATACTCCTCGGCCCCAGAAACGGCTAGGAACGACATCCCAAGGGAATGCTACGATAGGACGGTCGCCCATCATGTAAGGATTAGCTTCAGCTTTAAGCAAAGTACCGCCATCAGCGATAACCACGATAGCTTCAACGTAGTAGCTGTCGTCACCTTCCTCTTCCTCAGTCAAGGTTACTGCTTCTTCCTCTGCATCAGGGTCAGCCTGTGCTTCAGTAAGCAAGTGACGAGGAACTAAACCATAGTACTTAGTAAGACGTACTTTATCGTCGTCATAGACAGTAGTGATGTCGTGGTCAGGCTCAATGTCAAAGTCTGGAGCTGCTGAACCTACCTCAACGTCACGATAGACACCCTCTTCCTGCAACTGTGTTACGATGTGCTTGGAAACAAACTCATCAATAGCCACACCTAGCGCACTTTCAACGGAAGTCGCTACAGGGTCAATAAGGAAGTTCTGAGGCATGACAGGATTTAGCTTAACGCAGGTTCTGTCCTCAATTGTGACACCAACTGCTGTTAATTCACCACCCATGACAGGCTGTGTAGCAGGTTTCATCTCTTTTTCGGTAGTTAGCTCAATTTCACCAATACCAGTGCCAAAAACAGCAGCATTAATCAAACATTCAGCTACATTTTTACGTATCATGTTGCGTTTAAAGTCGGCTTCTAGGCCATTACGCAACATTTGGATGTCAGCAGTTTCTGTATCAGCAGCATCATCACGAATATCGAACCATTTTCCACGTCCAAAGGTCGCTTCTTCCAGTTCTGCTACGGACGATTCTACAGCTTGTTGTAAAGCAGGAGAAATAATCTTAGAACGCTCAGATTGACGAGTCTTGTCCTCTGCTGCCCAATGTCCACGCCATAGGCGGTAGTACTCATCAAACTTTTCGGAGTAATTGGACTCAAAGTGGTCACGCCAGTCTTGACATTTGTTGTCTACCCACCCCTCTAGGGATTCAAACGAATAGTCGTCATTGTTTTCAGTGTCAAACATAGTTAATACCCTGCATAAAAGTCAGTGAGTTCATATTCTTCTTCCTCGTAGTCGATAGCGTAGGCTACCTGAGCCAATTGGTCAATGTAAGCCAACGAATCAATTAAATCATCGTGGACAAGTTTGTTAGGGAACTGGAATAGCTCATCTAAGAACGTAGCATTCCATTCACCCTTGTTAAGTGTTATCTTACCGTGTTCAAAGCGCCCTTGTAAGGCCCATACGATACGGTCAATCTTACGTTTGTTACCGTGGGTAAGCTCCTCGATACGGAAGAACCTTTGATTCTTTTTCATTATGTCATTCAAGTAGGGGTAGACAGCATTCTTCAATGCACCTTTCTCAATCCCTACTGCGACTGGTTGGTAGTCTCTGACGGCCTCGAAGATTTTCCTTGCTGTCTTCTCGACTCCCCATCTACCGTGGATGATGTCTGCAACCCACCATCCCTCCGTGCCTGCCTTAACCACCGATATTGCCGTTTGGTCAAGTCTGTTTGTTTTAGTTGTAGCTTTTTCAACTTCTGCGAATCCTGCTAAATCGACTGCAATGTAGAACTGACCTTCATCAGGTTCTTCCTCACAGAACTTAACGTGTTCCTCCTTAAAGAGTTCACCACCTGCTGCCTCAAAGGATGCCATGAACTCCTGTCGGAAGGAGAAGGCTGACATAGACTTCTTAGCCGCATCAATCTCCTCAGGGTCGATTAGAGGGTTATCAAAGCTAGTGAAGTGGTATCCTGCCCAATCAGGGTCGTTAGCTATGTTAGCGTACTGATGGAGGTCGTAGAAGTGGTTACGCCCCATTGGTGTACCAATGAACATGGCTGAACCCTTTTGGTCAGCGAGAGCAGGGCGTAGGATTTGCTCCCACACCTCTGGTTTCATATCAGCGTACTCATCCATCACTAGGAACTTAAGGGAGACACCACGCATGGTTTCTGGCCTGTCAGCACCTTTGAGTGCGATTGTAGCACCATTCACCAGTTTAAGTTGTAGGTTGTTGACGTGACTGGAAGTGATGACAGGTGAGCCAATCTCTAGCAAGGACTGCCACATAATGTCCCTAGCCTGTCCCTGTGTAGGTGCTACGTAGAAGACATGACCCTTGGTTGTACCCAAGGCTTCAATGATTAGCTTCCACGCTGCTAGTCTTGACTTACCTGTACGTCGTCCTGCTGCTATGACTTGGAAACGCTTATTGTCCGCCCACACTTCCTGCTGCCATGGTAGTAGTTCTACCTTTAAGTCAGTCATTTAAAAAGAGTCCACGAATGTTTTAGCTGTTTTAGCTGCTTCTATTTTACTTAAGTCAGTAGCTAGTGCTTTCTTAGAAGCTCCACCGGCTTTTGAACGCTGCTGTGCAAACTCATCTGCTTCTTTATAAGCCTTGGGCGCAAAACGGGGAAACTGCTTATCATTACCCTGCTCGTACTCTAAAGCCAGAGAAATAGCCTCATCTTGTGTTTCTATTAACTGTGCGTTTCCTTCCTCGTCCCACCAAATAGAAGGAATAACCATTACACCTCCCTCTGGAGAGTCAACGGTAATCAGATACTCTGTAGATGGGCCTCCTAAACCTACGTCTTGTGGTGTGTGCTTGGAAGGGTTGAAAGGTTCTAAAATAAAATCTGCCATATTAGTAAGTCCACATTACGGGTGTAATTGAAGTATCATTAGCAGTCCTATCGTCCACATGGATAAATGAACTAGCCACTCCAATGCCGCCAAACCCAAGCAAGAGCGCCTGTTTAACAATCTCGTATTTCTGTGCTGCTGTAGTAGCTCTGATGTCCGCTGCAATACCTTGGGCATGAGTTCCTGCTTTCTCCTTATGTCTTTCGTTACTATGGTTAGTGCTACGGAAGCCACTAGTAACCACAAAGGGAAAACCACACGCTTCTCGCAGCTTGTCGAGCTTCATTAGAAACTCATCCTGCATTTCATTCTCATCCGTCTCTTGACAGTTGAACTCGCTCAGGGCGAAGTACTTAGGATTGTATGTCAATGAACTCTCCATCTTCAGCTTGCTCTTCGTTACTGCTTTCGGAGATGACAGTAGTCTCTCCGCCCACTCCGGTAATCGAGATGTTGATTCCACCTTTACTTCCTCCTGCCTTATCCTTCTCAAAGTAACTAGCGGGGAGGACTCTATCTATGACTAGCTTCCAAGCCGCTGCCTGATTCTTATGGTCATCGTTAAGAGCTGCATCAAAGATAGACTCCAACACTCTGGCTGACTTAGGGGACGTTAGCATCCTAGTCTTATATTCGTTGATGATAGCTGCATCACCTTTGGGACGACCACGGGTTCCTACTGTGCCACGCTTACGGTTGACCATCTCTGACTTAGGTGGCCTCCCTCTGCGCTTAGGTTTATCCTTGACATCGTCGTTTTTATTTGTAGAC